ATAGGTTTGTTATAGGTTTGTTATAGGGTTTCTGCGGAACACCCAAGACATCTTTAAACTATTTTTAAACTATTTACACTTTAGGGGTTGACAAATGTTACAAAGTGGTGTATAATCTATCTTAGAGATATCTTAAAAAGCAATACTTAAAGATTCTTTATAAGTAGTTTATAATAATATTGTTATAGAAGTATTGTTATAGATATTCTTTAATAGATTGTTATATAAGTTTTATATATATATTATTTATAACTATTAATAAACAATGTAATAATATATATCTTATAAAGTCTTTAAAGAATCTCTTAAAGTCCCTGGACTTGTTTTGTTTTGTTAGACCATACGGAGTTTTTAGTTATGTCATTACCTCAGACTATGTTAGATAAGAAGAGAAACTATACAGATAAGCAAGAAGCTTTCTTAAATGCATTATATGATTCTAAAACAGGAGACATCAGACAAGCTATGGATGTAGCTGGGTATAAACAAGATGCACCTTCTACATTCTTACTCAGGTCTCTATCAGATGAGATACTAGAGATAGCTACATTTACACTAACAAAGAATGCACCCAAGGCTGCTTCTAAGATTGTAGATATCATAACCAGTGATGTACCTATTCCACAAGTAAACCAGAAACTACAAGCAGCTCAGACTTTGTTAGACAGAGTGGGCATCGTTAAAGAACAAAAGTTAAATGTAGAACACAATGTATCTGGTGGGATATTCATAATGCCCGCGAAAGATGCGTTAGATGTAGAAGCAATAGAAGCAGAGGAGGTAGACTATGAGCCTACTAACTAGACAAGGGGATGTATATGTAAAGCTCAAAGGTTCTACTATACCTTTTGGATATGAATATGTAGAAGGTAGTCCAGGATATGCGAAGCCTCTCCTTAAGCAACTAGAAGCTTTAGAGGATGCCAAGGATTATATTAGAAACGGTGCATTCTCATACAGAGAAGCAGCCAACTGGTTAGAAGCTGTAACAGGTAGAAGTATATCTGGACAAGGACTACATAAGATAGTAGCTAAAGAGAAGAGTAAAGATGCCGAAGAAGAATCCAAAAGGTAAACAAGGAATAACCAACAAGGACATTCCTACGATTACTATCGAGGAATGTAAGGAGAAGTATCCTGAGTTAGATATAACTACCCTTGATGTGTGGAAGAATAAGTATGTTAGATGTAAGTTAGATGGTACACCTAGAAAGAAGAGAGGTTTCAAGAAAGGAGTAAAGAGGAAGTACACTAAGTCTACATACAAAGAATCTATGAAGTCTATTGCTAATGGTAGACTTAAAAGAAAAGAAGCAACAAGAAAGATTAAGAATGCTGCTAACAATAAATCAGTATCTAGATTAGTAGATGAACAAACTATAACTTCATCTACTGGACAAGACGATGTAAATGTTGCATTCAAACCAAATCCAGGACCACAAACAGAATTCCTAGCTGCCCCAGAAAAGGATGTACTCTATGGCGGTGCAGCTGGTGGTGGTAAGTCCTATGCTATGTTAGTAGACCCACTAAGATACGCACACAGGAATGCACATAGAGCACTTATCCTTAGACGTTCTATGCCAGAACTACGGGAACTAATAGATAAGTCAAGAGAACTATACCCCAAAGCATTCAAAGGTTGTAAGTTTAAAGAAGTAGATAAGATATGGAAGTTCCCGTCAGGAGCTACCATACAGTTTAGTTTCTTAGATAGAGATGCTGATGTATATAAGTTCCAAGGACAAGCATACAGTTGGATAGGATTTGATGAGGTAACCCACCTACCCACTGAGTTTGCTTGGAACTACCTAGCTTCTAGACTTAGAACTACAGACCCAGAGATTCAAACCTATATGAGATGTACTGCTAACCCTGGTGGTAGTGGTGCTCATTGGGTAAAGAAAAGATACATAGAACCTTCTCCTGCTAATGAAACATTCCTCGGTAAGGATGGAGTAATCAGAAAGTTCATTCCTGCTTTGTTAGAAGACAACCCTTATCTAGCATCCACAGACTACAGGAAGATGTTATCATCCCTACCTCCTGTTCAACGTAAACAACTATTAGAAGGCAACTGGGATATCAACGAAGGTGCAGCTTTTGTAGAGTTTGATACAGCCATACACGTTATTCCACCGTTTGATATACCACTTAGTTGGACTAGACTAAAAGGAGTTGACTATGGTTATGCTGCAGAATCTGCGGTTATCTGGGCAGCTATAGACCCTAGTGATGAAACATTAATCATATACAGAGAACTATATCAAAAAGGATTAACAGGTGATGACCTAGCAGAAAGAATAACTGCCTACGAAGAAGGAGATGCTTACTCTATACCTGGTGTGTTAGACACCGCAGCGTGGAACAGGACTGGTTATACAGGACCTACTATAGGTGAGATACTTGTTAGAGCAGGACATAAGTTAAGACCAGCAGATAAGAATAGACTAGCAGGTAAAGTACAGATACACGAAAGACTTAAACCTAACAAGACAGATGGCAGACCTAAGATGCAAATCTTTAATAGTTGTCCTAACCTTATCAGAGAACTACAAACAATACCTGTAGACAAAACTAGACCAGAGGATGTAGATACTAAAGCAGCAGACCACGCATACGATGCATTAAGGTATTTAATTATGTCTAGACCAAGAGTATCTACCTATGATGAGATGTTTGAGTTCAAGAAGAACCTAGACCTCCACGCAATGTCCGATGACATCTTTGGTTACTAATCCATTTATGCGGAACACTAAAAACATACTAAAAACTATTTTCAAACTATTTTGCATTTAGGGGTTGACAAAACCGTAAAACAGGTGTATAATAGACATACTAGTTATAACTACATCTACAAGAATGGCTGAAGATATAAAATTAAATATTAATGAATCTGAAAACCCATTCATCTCCGCAGATGAAATGTCTTCTCCAGTATTAGATGAATCTGTATTAGAGAATCAAATCTTTGTTTCTAACTTAGCTGCCTTAATTGAAGAGAGATTCAATACAGCAGAGAGAGGAAGACAAGACGATGAACGTAGATGGTTAGATGCATACCACAATTATCGTGGTGTCTATAATAAGAATATTAAGTTCAAAGAGAATGAGAAGTCTAAAGTATTCATTAAGGTTACTAAGACTAAAGTACTAGCTGCTTATGGACAACTAATAGATGTAATCTTTTCAGGTACTAAGTTTCCTATTCAGATTCAAGAAACTAAAGTCCCAGAAGGTATTGCAGAGTATGCTCACCTAAATCCATTACAAGAAAAAACAGGCAGTCCTATGGCTGCTGCTCCAGAGATAGAAGGTAACTTAGATTACGTACCTAGTGAAGGAGTAACAGAGGATAATGTAGGAAACTTTAATCCTTTTGATATTGGTTTTGAAGGTGATGGTCAAACATTAAAACCAGGCGCTATTCAATCTGATGAAGATAAGTTCTTAGGCTCTCTTGAAGAAGAGTATCAGAATGAAGAAGATGAAACAGTAATAGAAAAAGGTGCAGCACGCTCACCTGAAATGCCACAGATACAACCAGCTCAGATAGCTGCTCGTAGAATGGAGAAGTTAATTCACGACCAGATTGATGAATCTAACGGTGCAACAGAAATAAGAAACGCAATCTTTGAAGCGGTACTATTAGGTACGGGCATTATCAAAGGGCCGTTCAATTATAACAAAACACTACATAAGTGGACGACAAAGGAAGAGGGTAAGAGAGAATATACCCCTGAAGAAGTAAGAGTACCACGCCTTGAGTTTGTTAGTGCTTGGGATTTCTATCCAGACCCTAACTCTACAGAGATGGATGAAGCTGAGTGGGCTATACATAGACACAAGTATAACAAGTCACAGCTAAGAGCGTTAATGAAACGCCCTTTCTTTAACAGAGAAAGAATTGCCGAATGTATTAAACAAGGTTACAATTACGAGAAACGTCCGTTTGAAAACGAGATTAAGTTAGATAACAACTCTAGCTTCTCAGATACAGAAAGATTTGAAGTACTAGAATACTGGGGTGTTATGGATGCCGAGTATGCTAGAGAAGCAGGATTAGAAATTGAAGATTCTGTTGATGACTTAGAAGAGATTCAAATAAACGCTTGGGTATGTATGGGTAAGATTATCCGTTTAGTGGGTAACCCGTTCAAACCAAGTAGACTACCATATAACGCAGTACCATACGAAAAGAACCCATACTCCTTCTGGGGTGTAGGTGTACCAGAGAATATGGAAGACTCGCAACAGATTATGAATGGTCACGCAAGAATGGCTATTGATAACTTAGCATTAGCTGGGTCGTTAGTCTTTGACATAGATGAAGCTGCTTTAGTAGCAGGACAATCAATGGATATTTACCCAGGTAAGATATTCAAAAGACAAGCAGGTATGCCTGGTCAGTCAATATATGGGTTGAAGTTTCCCAATACTGCACCAGAGAATATGCAAATGTTTGATAGGTTCAGACAACTTGCTGACGAGTCCACTGGAATCCCATCGTATTCACACGGTAATACAGGTGTACAAGGTATGACACGTACTGCATCTGGTATGTCTATGTTGATGGGTGCAGCTTCACTTAACATTAAAACAGTAGTAAAGAACTTAGACGATTTTCTACTTAAACCATTAGGTATTGCATTCTATCAATGGAATATGCAATTTTATGAAGGAGAATTAAATGTCGTTGGTGACCTCGAAATTAAAGCTACAGGAACTAGTTCTCTTATGCAGAAAGAAGTTAGGTCTCAAAGACTTACTACTTTCCTTCAATCAGTTCAGAATCCAGCTGTTGCTCCGTTTGTCAAAGTATCTAAAATCATTCAAGAGTTGGCTTACAGCCTTGACTTCGACCCTGACGAAATAATCAACTCACCTGAAGAGGCAGCTATTTATGCAGAAATTATCGGACTTCAAAATCAACAGCAACCACCTGGAACAAATGGTCAACAGTCCCCTATGGGTGAAGGTGGAGGAGTACCTGGAGGTGGAGCAGGTGAAGGTGTTACAGGTAATGGCGATGGCACAATCGGAACAGGAAATGTACCGATGCCAGGGGAAAGTGAATTTAGTCAAGCAGCTCCTCCTGCTTAGAAACCAAGTACAAGATAATGGCTAAATTAAAAAGAGACGGTGTAATCCCAGAAAAGTATCTTTCACAGTTTGAACAAGTGATGGTAGAGACTACCGATGGTAAAGAAACTAACAGATGGACAGAATACGCTAAAGGTTATGTTCCTTCTGATTCGAAAGAAGATATTTCTTTTGCTGATTTAACAAATAAAACCGAGTGGTTTAAAGATAAAGATGCTTTATCAGATAAAGAATTATCTGGACAATATTCTATTTTTTCTAGAAGCCAAGGAAAACAAAGAGCACAGGCTGATAGACAACAAGCTTTGTATTCTTCTTGTAAATCAGGTAACAAAGAAGCTTGTTTAATTATACAAGCCAACAACCCAAATTTCTCGCCTATGAAACAACAAGCACAACAAGAAATCCCTTTATTCAAAAGAGCCGCCTTCGCAGAAGGAGGTCTAATGGATGGGTCAGCGAGACTTTGGAAAATGGAATCACAATATCCAGAGTTTCAAAAAGGCATTGCTGATAGGCTATCTAAAGATATTGTGCCAACACAACCAACAGAGGAAAAATTTATGTACAGTCCAACACAACGCGGTTATGCAGAAGGCGGTTCTGTATATGATGAAACAGGTTCTATGTTAGCCCCAGAAGTACCATTAGATTTTCAAGATGGAATGCCAGGCGATATGCCAATGGAAATGCCAATGGAAATGCCAATGGAAGAAGAAACAGAGATGGGTCTATCACCTGAAGAAACTGAGGTATTAGGACAAGCAATGTCTGATTATCCTGAACTAGAAGGTATCTTAAATAAGGTAGGAGACGTTACACACTTCTCAGGAGATGGTAGTGTTGAAGGACCAGGTACAGGTACAAGTGACTCTATCAATGCTCAGTTATCAGATGGTGAGTTTGTCTTTACTGCTAAAGCGGTTAAGCAACTCGGAGTAGATAAACTACGTAAGATGATGTCTAAAGCAGAAACAGATTATAATGAAGACTCTGATAAACAAGCCTTTGCTCAGATTGGAGAAGAAGGTTTTGCTAAAGGAGGCTATGCTCTAATGAGCCAACCAAACTATAGACACGGTGGTAGCTATGACCCTGAAGAGAAACCTACGAATCCTTTTGAAGGTATGGGTTCGTGGCTCGTAGATAAAATTAATGTCTGGCAAAAAGGAATAAAGGAGGGTGGCAAACCTATCGGTCCACGAGTCACTCCAATAAAAGAATCACAACCTTCAATGTTAGAACCTGAACCTACAGTAAATTGGTCAGATGAAGAAGACGATGACAGTGAGTGGAATCCAGCAACAGTAAATTTAAGATTTTAAATAAACTAACTACAAACCCCCAGTCAAACTGACGAGACATAGACTGACTTTGTAGTGATAGCCCCAAGGCTACTCCTTTCAGGACACCTTGGATTTTAGTAACCCCGAAAGCCACCCCACAAAAAATGGGCACTTAATGGAGGTCAATATGACAACAGCAACAGCAACGGAGGAAATCCAACAACCACAAGCAAATCCTTATAACGCAAAGAAGCGTTGGGACAACAGCAATAAAGATGCCGCTATAGGCATCCAGAGTGCTGATGATTCCTTAGCATACCTTGCCCCTCGGAAGGAAGCAGTAATATCTAACGGTAGGAAACCAATTTTAGAAGAAGCTACTACAGAGACTGCTCCCCAAGAAGCCACCAAGGAAGACGATTCTTATAAAGAAGAACCCAATGAGAAATTCAAGAAGGTAGACTTTAAAAAACGTTACGATGATTTGAAGAAACATTATGATAGAAAACTAGGAGATTGGAGGTCTAAAGAACAAGCTCTCAAAGCAGAGATGTTATCTAACCGCCCTACCTATACCGCACCTAAAACCCCAGAAGAACTGGCTACTTTTAGAGAGGACTATCCAGATGTTTATGATGTAGTAGAGACAGTAGCTCATATGAGAGCTGAAGAACAATTGGCTGATTTACAGACACAAGTTCAACAGTTATCAGAAAAAGAGAATGTAGCAAACCGTAGAGCAGCAGAGCAAGAACTTCTTAATCTGCATCCAGACTTTAGAGATATCAGAGAATCTGAACAATTCCACGATTGGGCTAGAGTACAACCTGAAGCAATTCAGGCTTGGATTTATGACAACAACGGCAACTCTTCATTAGCTTCGAGAGCAATTGATTTATACAAACAGGATGTTGGTATTGCCTCTAGTAAAGTTGAGGCTGTGTCGAAAAAAACTAGTCCTGAGAGAGATACGAGAGGCTCTGCTGCAGATGCAGTATCGGTCAAAACGAGAGTTGAAGACCATTCGCCTCAAGAGAAACTCTGGACAACCTCAGAAATTGCTAACCTTTCTGTAGACCAGTATGAACAACTTCAAGAAGAACTTGATGATGCCTTCACAACTGGAAGAATAGTAAATGGTTAGTTTTATTAAGTAAAAAAGATAAGTAGATACCTACAATAATGTAGTTGTTTGCTTTCTATTCAGGAGAAAGATATGGGTTTTGAAGTAGGAACAACCCCAAATAACTTTCTGAAAGCCACAGCGGGGCAAACTAACTCGTTCTGGCTACCAGAAGTTTTTTCAAAGAAGGTACAAGTTGCCTTTCGTAAATCGGCAGTAGCCGAAGCAATCTGTAACACAGACTATATGGGCGACATCGCTCAGTTCGGTGATACAGTTAACATCATCAAAGAGCCGACTATCACAGTATCTGATTATACTCGTGGTATGGCTACACTTGCTGATACCGAGCTAACTGACCAAGAGTTAGTATTATCAATTGACCAAGCTAAGTACTTTCAGTTTAAGGTTGATGACTTAGAGAAGCGTTTCTCTCACGTAAACTGGCAACAGATTGCGTCTGACAACGCAGCATACCAGTTAAAGGATGCCTTTGATACTAACGTAATTGCAGCAGCTGTCGCAGGTGCTACTTCTAATACGTATGGTACTACTGCAGCACCGATTGATACTGGTTTTGGTTCGTCAGAAATTGACCCGTTAGATGTGTTAGCACGTCTTGCCCGTCTATTAGATGAAGCAAACGTCCCAGAAGAGAATCGTTGGGTTGTTGCTAAACCTGAGTTCTATGAAGAGTTAGCTAAGACTAGTTCTAAGTTAATGTCAGTTGATTATAACCAAGGTAATGGTGGTCTACGTAATGGTCTAGTTGCATCAGGTGAGCTTCGCGGCTTCAAGATGTACAAGTCTAATAACGTACCTACACCTGGCGGTACAGCTACACATAGTGTACTAGCAGGTCATATGTCTGCGGTATCTTGTGCACAAGCACTATCTACAGTTGAGTCTATTAGAGATAATAACTCATTCAAAGATATTGTTCGTGGTCTATTGGTTTGGGGTCGTAAAGTATTACGTCCTGAAGCTTTAGCGATTGCACAAATCAAGATTGACTAAGTAGTACCCTTTAAGGAGTTTCTTCGGAAGCTCCTTATCCAAATTATATAAGAGGAAAGAATGTCGAATCAAACATACTTAGCTTTAACTAATGAAATATTAGGCGAACTAAATGAAGTACAGCTTACCTCTTCAAACTTTGAGGATGCCAAAGGTATCCATAGTTTTGTTAAAACCGCTGTAAACAGAGCTTACTTTGATATCGCAAATGAAGACCCTGAGTTTACTTGGTTATCTACTACTACATCAGATGCAGTAGAGTATGGTAATTCATTTGTAGACACAATAAAAGGACAGCGTTGGTATCTTCTAAAGAAACATTCTAGTGGTGCACACGGTACTGCTAAAGATTTTGGTAGGATAGATTGGGATAACTTCTATCTAACTACGGAAGATGTAGGTACTTGTGCAACAGCAGGTGTGTGTTCAGATACTAGTTATACAACAGGTGCTACTTGTGTATCAGCAGGTAAGACTTGGACAAATTACGATTCTAAAACTGTATGTGAAGATGCAAGTAAGTTGTGGACAACTACACATACTTCTCCTTATACAAGAAGTAACTTACCTTTTGTAACTATTGAGACTTGGAGAAAACACTTTAGAGAGTCTGATGATAGTGCGAAAGATACTAGTGAGTATGGTAAACCTAGTAAGGTTATGATGTCACCTGATGGACGTAAGTTCGGCTTATCTCCTTTACCTGATAAAGCATATAGAATTTACTTCTATGCTTGGGAACAGATTGAGGAGTTACACCTTCATAGTGATGAAGTAAGATATCCAGAACAATGGACTTCAGTATTATCAGCAAGAGCTAGATATTATGTGTGGCAATTTAAAGAGAATATTCAATTAGCAGCAATGGCTCTGGATGAATATAAGAAAGGTATGAAGCTTATGAGAGCTTATACTGGTAGGCCTCAACCATCAATAATGACCGATGATAGGATTAGATTCGTATAAATTATGGCAGTAGAACAAGGAATAGCAGTATCAGTAAGTGGAGGTCTCGATAAGACTTCTTCTTCTTACGAGCTATTTAAAGCACCAGGAGCTGCAACAAGATTAAAGAATTTTGAATCTTCTATTCACGGTGGCTATCGAAGAGTAAACGGATATAGGAAATTTTTATCTAGTCCTGTTATAAGTTTTACAATTACCGATGGTGGAGTAGGTTATGCTGCAGGAACTACAATAGCAATAACTGACTCTGAAGGTAATGGAGCAGCTGCTACCGCAACTGTTACTGTAACTAGTGGAGTTATTACTGCTGTTACTTTAACTAACGGAGGAAGTGGTTATCAAATACCTCCTGATATTTCTTTCGCTGCTATTGGTACTGGTGTTACTACTAAAGCTGTTATAGTTGCTAATCTAAATGCAACAGTAACTCCTTCAGGAGCTACAACCCCTATAAAAGGAATACACGCTCACGATACAGGTGGTTGGGCTTGTCAAGGTGGTTCTATTTATTGGTCTGAGAATGGTTATTCTTGGCTTAAAGTTAATAAAGATAACGGTTCTTGCTCAACAGGTGCTTCTATTACACAACAAACTTGTGAAGAAGCTGGCTACACTTGGTCACCTGCTTGGACAACCCAAAAAGAAATAGAAGCATTAGGTGTATCATCTGTAGTTTCTTTGGATGCTATAGGACGTTATGAGTTTTCTGAATATATACCTACTAATGTTCCAGATACTAGAGTATCAGCAGTAAACGGTATAGATGCTCCAGTTTATTTAGAGACTAAAAAAGCTGTTGTAAATGCAACCGCCCTTGTTGCTGGTGAAACATATACAATTAAGACATTAGGGGATACTGATTTTACAGCCGTAGGTGCAGCACATAATGCTGCTTATGTTTCTTTTGTAGCTAATTCTACTACAGGACTTGGAACTGGTACAGTATATCTTCGTTCATTTAAGTTTCATAGAGGTCTATACAAATCTTTTGGAATGACCTCTCCTTATATTTATGCTGACATACCTAAACCAAAGTTTACTGAAACTCACGAAGACCATACTATTATTGCTGGTTGGGTTGATAGACCAGAAACAGTTTATTACACTGAACATTATAGTGATATAGATTATACTGGGGAATCTGCTGGTTATATAAACACAGGTGATGAGATAACAGGTATTAAACCTTTCCGTAAAGAATTAGTTGTATTTGGTAGAAACAGTTTAAGTAAGCTAATAAACATTTCTACTGATGTTGCTTTAATTGATGTTACAAAAAATATTGGTTGTGTGGATGGTGGGTCAATTCAGGAGATTGGTGGTGACCTTGTATTCTTAGCACCAGATGGTATTCGTACAGTTGCTGCAACAGCACGTATTGATGATATTGAGTTATCCTCTATCTCTCATAAGATAATTCCTGTTATCAATGATATTGTTAATAACATTCATAGATATGATATATCTAGTGTAGTAATTAGAACTCAAAATCAATATAGATTATTCTATTGTAATTCTACTACAAGTACAGTTGCACAAAAAGGAGTTATTGGTACATTTAAAATCAGTGCTCAAGGTGTTCCTCTTTGGGAATGGTCAGAGTTACAAGGTGTTGAAGTATCTACATTAACTTCTGAGTTCGATTCTAAAAATATTGAGCAGGCCTATCACGGTGATTATAATGGATTTATTCATTTACACAATAAAGGTAATCATTTTGATGGTAGTAACATCAGAGCAGAGTTTAAAACACCAGACATTGATTATGGTGATATCGGTATTCGTAAGACTTTACACAACATTAAACTGTCTATTAAACCAGAAGGTGAAACAAATATTAAGTTAGATTTAAGATTTGATTTTGAAGACCCTGAGATATCACAACCAGCTACATTTGATTTAGGTGCTATCTTAACACCTTCTTTATTTGGTTCTGCTCTTTTTGGTACGTCTAAATTTGGTACTCCAGAAATACCTATGAAACGAGTAAATCTTTGGGGAAGTGGTTTTTCTAACAGTTTCAGATTTTCAAGTAACGACACGAACCCACCTTATTCTATTCAGGGTATGTACGTAGACTTAATACCTTCAGGAAGGAGATAACAAAGAATGGCATATAACTATACAAGACAATCATCATTTGCTGATGGCGATACGATTAACTCTAGTTTATTTAATGATGAGTATGACCGTTTAGTTCTAGCTTTTAGAGCTACAGACGGACACACTCACGATGGTTCTACAGCACAAGGTGGACCTGTTAATAAAGTTGGTCCAACACAAGATATTATTATATCTGCTACCTCAATTCTACCTAAGACAACTAACACAGTAGATTTAGGTTCTTCTACCCTTAAGTTTAAAGATGCTTACTTTGCAGGTAACATAACAGCTGATGGTTCTATTACTTATAATGGTAATGTAACTATTGGTAATGCTTCAACAGATACGCTAACAATCAATGCCACTATTCAAGGTGGTTCTTTAATCTTTGAAGGTGCTACAGTAGATGCCTTTGAAACTACATTAGCTATCCCCGATGCTACTGCAGATATTACAATAACATTACCAGACTCTACACAGACATTGGTAGGTAGAAGTACTACAGACACATTAACTAACAAGACATTAACTAGTCCAAAAATTAGTTCTATTAGTAATACAGGTACTATCACATTACCTACAAGTAGTGATACATTAGTTGGTAGAGCTACAACAGACACATTAACTAATAAGACATTAACCAGTCCAAAAATTGGTACTAAAATTAGTGATACTGGCGGTAATGAATTATTAAATCTAACAGCCACAGCTTCTGCAGTTAATGAGTTAACATTAGCCAACGCAGCTACAACTAATGGACCAACATTAAGTGCTACTGGTGGCGATACCGATATTGATATTAACATCACTCCTAAAGGTGCAGGTGAAGTTAACATATCTAAAGTAAATATTGATGGTGGTTCTATTACAGGAATCACAGACCTTGCTGTAGCAGATGGTGGTACTGGAGTATCTACTTTAACTAGCGGTGGTATTTTATTAGGTAGTGGAACAAGTGCTATTACAGCTATGGCTGTTCTTACTGATGGTCAGATGATTGTAGGTGATGGCTCTACAGACCCAGTAGCAGAGAGTGGTTCAACACTTAGAACCTCTATTGGTGTAGGCACGGGTGATTCACCTCAGCTTACTGGCATTGAGCTTGGTCACGCTACGGATACTACATTAGCACGTGTTAGTGCTGGTATCGCTTCTATTGAAGGTAAGACTATTCTTACTTCTGATAACACAGTAACTGTTACTAATAAGACTTTAACTAGTCCTGATATCAACGGTGGTACTCTTGATGGTGCTACTATTGCAACCTCAAATATAACTGTAGGTACAGGTAAAACACTTGATGTCTCAGCAGGTACTCTCACTACTTCTTCAACACAGAAGAAAGCTATTGTTGAAGGTGCTGCATCAGATGTAGATATTGGCGATTATAAACTAACAGCTAAGACTTTAGTATCAGATGTCGCTGTAGGTACAGCTCCTCTTACAGTTACTTCAACTACTAAAGTTACTAACTTAAATGCTGATAAACTAGATGGTGCTGATTTAGATACTACAACTACATTAGGAACTAGTGATAGTAAGATTCCTTCGCAGAAAGCTGTTAAGACTTATGTGGATACTACCGTAAACGCAACTAATGAAGTTGTAGAAGATACTACACCACAACTCGGAGGAATGTTAGATGTTAATGGTAAATGTTTAGGTGACGGTACTCTTGAACTCTTATGTTTTAGTGAGACAGCTTCTGCAGTTAATGAGCTAACAGTAGCCAATGCAGCTACAACTAACGGTCCAACACTATCATCCACAGGTAGCGATACCGATATTGATATTAACATCACTCCTAAAGGTGCAGGTGAAGTTAACATATCTAAAGTAGATATTAATGGTGGTAATATCGATGGCACTACTATTGCAACATCTGATGTAACGGTAGGAACAGGTAAAACACTTGATGTCTCAGCAGGTACTTTAACTACTTCTTCAACACAGAAGAAAGCTATTGTTGAGGGCGCTGCATCAGATGTAGATATTGGCGATTATAAACTAACAGCCAAGACTTTAGTATCAGATGTCGCTGTAGGTACGTCTCCTTTAGTGGTTACTTCAACTACTAAAGTTAGTAACTTAAATGCTGACCAATTAGACGGTGCTGACTTAGATACTACAACTACACTAGGCACAAGCGATACTAAGATTCCTTCACAGAAGGCTGTTAAGACTTACGTAGATGCAAAAGCTCACGAGAACACAACATACACAGCAGGTGATGGTTTAGATTTATCTACTACTACGTTTAAGTTAGACTTAAAAGCCAATAGTGGTCTTAAGATTACTTCAACAGAACTTGACTTAGATTTAGATGCTTCAGGTATTACAGGTACTTTAGGAGAAACTGATGGTGGTACTAATCAATCTACATACACAGCAGGTGATATCTTATATGCAAGTGCCTCAAATACCCTTTCTAAGTTAGCTAAAGGTTCAGATGGTGAAGTACTTAAGTTAGCTTCTGGCATTCCTAGCTGGGCTGCTGATACTGATACAAACACAACATATACAGCAGGTGATGGTTTAGATTTATCTACTACTACGTTTAAGTTAGACTTAAAAGCTAGTGGCGGTTTAAAGATAACATCCACAGAACTAGAAGTAGATTTTGGAACTTCAGCAACATCAGTGGCAAAAGGTAATCATACTCATACAGGAGTATATGATGCAGTAGGTACAGCGGTAGCTATGGCAATTGCTCTAGGATAAATTAATTAAATTAAAGGAAAAACACTATGGCAAATAAATTTGTAAATGCAGGTGATACAAACATTTCTACAACAGGAGATGTCATCTATACTTGTGATACAGCAACAGGAACACAGTGTTTAGTACACGCTTTGTACTTGTCTAATATTGATGGTACTAATTCAGTAAATGTTACTGTTGAAGTTACTTATGATGGTGGTACAACCTATGTACCTGTCGCCAAGACAGTACCTGTACCAGCAGATTCTACATTGATATTAGATAAACCATTAAACCTAGAAGCTGGAGATAAAATTAAAGTAACAGCAAGTGTTGCTGGCGACTTGGCAGCCTTTGCTAGTATCTTGGAGATTACATAATGCCTTATTTAGGAAACAATATGTTGGGAGCGAAACAGTCTGCTGACGAGGGTAATAAAACTTTATCAGGTTTGTTTGAACATTCGCACACAGTAAATAATGATTATGTGATTTCTGATTTATCTAATGCGGTATCTGGTGGACCAGTTACAATAGCTACTGGAGTAGCAGTTACAGTTCCTACAGGGTCAACTTGGACAATCGTTTAGGAGAATTATATGGCAAAAGTTAAGATTCAAGGTAATGCGAGTGGAACGGGTGTACTGACAATATCAGCACCGAATACGAATGCTAATAGAACGATAACATTGCCTGATGGGGATGTGACTATGGGTGTAGGTATTGATGACAATGCCACTAGTACAGCTATGACTA